TAGACAATACTCCAAGTAGTTATTGGAATTTATTTACTAAAAATTTATTATTTTTTATACCTTACAGTAAAGTTATTAGAGTTGTGGTAAATCTATACCCTAGATCTGAAAAAATAAATATAAATGAACTACATGTAGATTATCCTTATGAACATAAATCAGCTTTGTTTTCTTTAAATACGTGCGATGGTTTTACATCGTTTGAAAATAAAAAAATTGATTCTAAAGAAAATAGAATTTTATTTTTTGAAGGACATAAAAAACACGCTAGTTCAACTTGTACAAATGCAAAAGCTAGATTTAATATAAACATAAATTATAAATAATGGAAACTTTTATAAAATCATACAATTTAAAAAACATAGATTTATGTGATAAATTTATAGAGTACCATAAAAATAACTTTGAGTACAAAGGTGAAGGACATACGTATTCGGGGTTAGATAAAAAAATTAAAAATTCAATAGACGTTGTTTTTTTTAATAATAATAAATACCTTTTTATACAAGAATATTTTGAGGAAATATCTGTATTTATAAATGATTATATGAATTGTTATGGCATGGGGGGATATTTAAGAACTAATGAATCAGGAACTAATATTCAATATTATCCTGCTAAAGAAGGTGGTTTTTTTCAATATCATTATGAAAGAGGATCTATGCAAGATGTCAGTAGGCAAGTTGTTTTTATGACATACTTAAATGATATAGAGGAGGGAGGAGAAACAGAATTTCTTTTTCAGAAAATTAAAGTAAAACCAAAAAAAGGTTTGACTGTTTTATGGCCTTCTGATTTTACTCACACTCACAAGGGGTTACCTTGTAATTCTGAAAAATGGATTGTGACAGGCTGGTTCTGTCATCACATGGAAAAAAATGATTAATTTTACTATTTCATACATTAATAAAAAAGTTAATAATAATATTAAAGATTTTATATATAAAGAAAAAGATAAATGGACAAAAAAATTAAATTCAGTAGAAGCAAAGACTTCAGGATTTAACCCAAACTATCGTTTTTTTAAAGTACTAGAAAAAGACATTTGTGAAAATTTGTTTAGAATTACTAATAAAAAATGGACAATGAAATGTTATTGGATCAACTTTTATGAAGAAGGAGACGATGCAAAAATGCATGATCATAGAAAAGATGCTATAAGTTCTGTTTTAATAATTAAAGCTTCTAAATATAATCCCTTGATTTTTTATGATTTAAATAATAAATTAATTCCAATACCTGAAAGAGACGGAATGTTAATATTATTTAATTCACAAACACCACACAGTGTTATGAAATGTAAAGAAGAAAGAATAACAATAGCTATGGATTTTAAAGAAGTATGAACGTAGAAGATTTAAATTTATTTGCTGAACCCATTTTAAAATATAAATTTAATTTAAACTGTGACGAAATATTAGATACTTTAAAAAACTTAACATACGTTCCTATTGAAGGTAAAGATTGTTTAAGAAGTTCTGACTGTAAATCATTGTTAAATCAACTACCTGATTTAAAAGAAAGTGTTATGCAAGCTTGTGATGATTGGTTAAATGATAAAATGAAATTAAATGTAAAATTTAATATTATTGAGGCTTGGGCTACCAAAACTAAAACAGGAGGATATTCATCAATGCATAAACATTCTCATTGTATTTTAAGTGGTGTTTTTTATTTAAAAGATAATAATCAAATAAAAATACATAAACCATATACAAGTGATTTTTGGAATATAGAACCTACGGAATATAATAAATACAACTCTTTGTCTTATTATATTGAAAGTAATAAAAATGAAATGATCCTGTTTCCTAATTATCTTTTTCATCAGATAGACAAATATCATGGAAAAAAAGATAGGTACTCAATAGCTTTTAATGTTTTACCTAAAGGAGACATAGGTAGTCCAACATCAAGGGTAACGTTATGACACATTTCACTATGTTTTCTACACCTGTTTTTATAGAAGATGTTATAGATACAGATTCTGAAAAAGAAGCTTTAATAAAACTAGCTTATGAAATTAAATCAAAAGAACCCTCACAACAAAAAACAAATATTGGAGGATATCAAACTAGTGGAGTAAAAGATTTTAAAGAGTTTCAAAAATTAATTATTAAACTACAATCAATCATTAATAAAAATTTAGATACTTATGCATTTGATCAAAAACTAGAAATTAAAGTTAGAAACGCTTGGATAAATATAAATAATAAAGATGCTTTTAACAGACCACATGTTCACCCTTGTTCAGAGTTTGCATGTATTTTTTATTTAAAGATTCCAGAAAATTCTGGTAATGTTGTTTTTATAAAAGACTCTATGTACAGAATGAATGGTATATCTGATTTACCTGCTAAAGAATCTAATATATTAAATTGTTTAAGCTTTTTTATAAAACCAGAAGAAAATAGATTTGTAATGTTTCCTTCATATGTTGAACATCTTGTAGAAGAAAACAAATCAACAGAGGACAGAATTAGTTTATCATTTAACTTATCTGTAATGCCAAAACAATGACGTTTAAAATAAATAATTATTCTATTATAAAAAATGCAATTAGTTTAGATATAGCTAATTTTGCCTATGAGTATCTATTATTAAAAAGACAAGTTTGTAAAACTTTGTTTGACACAACTTATATATCTCCTTTTAACAAATACTTTGGACAATGGGATGATTCTCAAGTTCCTAATACTTATTCTTTATATGGTGATATTGCAATGGAAACATTGCTTATGAATGTAAAACCTTTAATGGAAAAAGAAACAGGTTTAAATTTAATTCCTACTTATGCTTATGCTAGAATATACAAAAGAGGAGATGTTTTAAAAAAACATATAGACAGACCTAGTTGTAAAATTTCTACTACAATGAATTTAGGGGGTGAGAAATGGCCTATATATTTAAAAACAGACAAAGTTATTAAAGTAGAATTATCTCCCGGAGATATGTTAATATATTCTGGATGCGAGTTAGAACATTGGCGAGAACCTTTTGAGGGTGAAAATTGTGGTCAAGTTTTCTTGCATTATAATGATTTAGATACACAAGGAGCTGAAAACAGATTTGATCGAAGACTCCACCTTGGTCTTCCTTTTGACATTAAATAGTGTTATAACTAGCTACTATGTTACAAAAAATAGGGTTTCAGCCAGGCATCAATAAACAAATATCAGAAACTACCGCAGAAGGTCAATGGGTAGATTGTGATAATGTTAGATTTAGATATGGCACACCTGAAAAAATGGGTGGTTGGAATCAATTAGGCAATACAAATCAAAATGAATTAACAGGTGCCGGAAGAGGTCTACATCATTTTATCAATAGTTTATCTAGAAAATATGCAATTATAGGAACAAACAGAATTTTATACGCTTTTTCTGGTGGTGTGTTTTATGACATACACCCTATTGAATCAACAACAACTCTTACAAGTGCATTTAGTACAACTAATGGATCACCAACTGTAACAATAACTTACCCCTCTGCACATAATTTAGTTCCAGGAGATATATTATTAATGGATAATTTTACTGCTATAACTAATTCTAATTTTAGTGCTTCTGATTTTGACGACAAAAAGTTTATGGTTGTATCTACACCAACAAATACAACAATAACAATCACAATGCCCTCTAATGAATCTGGGTCTGGTGCAACAACATCTGGAGGTATAAGAATACAAAAATACTATACTGTTGGTCCAGCTGTTCAAGCAAAAGGATTTGGATATGGATTAGGTTCTTGGGGTGGTGAAGATGCAGGGGCTGTAACTACTACATTAAATGGTTCTTTGTCAGATAATACTGCAGGAACAGGGGGATCAGGTACATCTATAACTTTGACTGATGCTTCACAGTTTCCAAGTTCAGGAACAAATTTTATTCAAGTAGGTAATGAAGAAATATCTTATACAGGTGTTTCTGGAAATGATTTAACAGGTATTACAAGAGCAGTTAGAAACTCAACTCGTTCCGCACACTCAAATGGTGCAACAGTTACGAACTCAACAGACTATGTTGCATGGGGTGAGGCTGCATCAGGAGACTTGGTCCTTGAACCAGGAATGTGGTCATTAGATAATTTTGGTGACAAAGCAATATGTTTAATTCATGATGGTGCTTGTTTTCAATGGGACTCTTCATTAACAAATGCAACATCTACAAGAGCAACAATTATATCTGGTGCACCCACTGCATCAAGACACATGATTGTATCTACACCAGATAGACACTTAGTATTTTTTGGAACAGAAACAACTATTGGAAATACTGATACACAAGATGATATGTTTATTAGATTTTCTGACCAAGAAGATATAAATACATATGTACCTACAGCAACCAATACAGCTGGTACACAAAGATTGGCCGACGGATCACAGATCAGAGGAGCAATTAGAGGTCGTGATGCAATTTATGTTTGGACCGATACGGCATTATTTACACAACGTTTTGTTGGACAACCCTTTACATTTGCATTCTCACAAGTTGGAACTAACTGTGGACTTGCTGGTCAAAATGCATGTGTTGAAGTTGATGGTGCTGCGTATTGGATGTCAGAAAATGGTTTTTTTAGATATGCAGGTAGATTAGAATCTTTACCTTGT